TACTTTCGAATAAAGATAAAATAATACAGATATTACAAAACGAAAACTTCATATTACAAATTGAAGAAAATACACATTTAGACATTAAGAAAATTAAAGAATACGTTATAAACTTCAAAAGATGACAACAATTACAACTTGCTATATACATAATATTATGTATAAGTTATGCGTGTTTATTTTTGTCAAACTAATAATTTTTTCATATGAGCTTACCATATAAAGTACGTTTTAAATTGCCGTTAGAATTTCTGACACTGCAAGACTGGAATAACTTTGTTAACAATTTGTTATTTATAAATCAATATGGTTCAGCAAAATTATTACAATACTATCAAAATGGCAATTTTCAAAATCTTAATGATGTAATTGCTGAATATTTATTTGTTTCAGCTTTAAAAGTTAAAGGTTATAATGTTCTTCATAATTTATCTGAACCGTTAGCTTATACCTTTGGGGAAGGAAAACAACAGCCATTTCAAAGTATGGCAAATAAACCAATAATTCAACTGAAGTCTGTAATATTTCCAATTCTAAATTTTCAGATACAATTATCTAAAGTTAGTAAACAATTGCAACTATTAATTCCCAAATTGATAAGTAAAATTGTAACTCCAAACCAAATTGCTGGAACACAATTCCAATTTTCTGGTACTGCAAATGTACAAACATTAATAGAAGATTATTTAGATCCATCATATTTACAAACTTGGAGAGAAATAATAATACAAAATCTTGGAACTTCTACAGTTCAAATTAATAATTCTATCTATCTAATGCCTAAAAATTGTTTAAAGATAACTGCAAGTTCGCCAAGTGAAATTCAATTAACCGCACAAACTCCAACTTTGCTAAGTGAAGAAATTGAATTTGTTGGAATTCCTATAACATTTTATACAATTACAATAACAAATAGTCAGGCTGATCCGACACCTTCACCATTTCAACAACTATTAAATCTAAATTTATCATCTATATTATCTAGTTCTAGTCAGCTTTTGAATTTACAATTTTGTCTTGACGTTAATTGTAATACTCCGTTATACGCATGGATTGAAAGTTATACTTCTAATTTATCAAGTGTCTATATTTGGATAAATTTACCAGTTTCAATACCTGCAAATTCATCAATTACAATATATATGTTTGTCAGAAATTCAATTCAATATCCTTATACTGGAATGAGACCTGACTTAACTCCGACTTACGCACAATATGATAATGGGAAAAATATATTTTTAATTTATTTTAATGGAAATGAACCATTATCTAATTTTAATAATCAAGGAAATTCATTAACTCAAATATCTACAACCGGACCGTTAGGAAATACAATAAATGCAATTTATTTAAGCGGTTATAATTCACATTTTGGATTTGTATATACTGCAAAATCTATACCAAATCAAGCAGTAATTGCAGAATCATCCGTGAAAGATTTAGGAAATCAAACAGGTGGATTAAATGCAGATAATGGATTTTCTTCTATAGTTGATAGTACTTCAATTTCAACACTAAATGCAATAAGTGTAGATATGGGATATTCTGGTTCTTATTTTTCTAATGATTATTTTATAAGTGGAACTCAAACTTCTGATTTAAATCACCAAGGAACTGCAGTATCAGAATGGGTTTACGCATGGGTCGTATATTCTGGAACATCAAGTACTTCATGGTATGGATGTATAGCACCTCAACTTTATAGTTCAACTAATGGTTACTGTGGTACAGTTGGCAATAATCCATTTTCTAGTTCTTCTCAACTATATTTAGGAATAATTGGTAGTGTAAATTCTAGTTATCAATGGCAAACTGCATATAATTGGATGAGATTAAGAGCTTACCCGCCAAATAACGTAATGCCTTCAAATTCTCAGCCACAAAAGACAATAATTCTAATCACGTGAACAACAGTGCAAATTATTGAACTAAGCACACGGTGATAAAAAAATGTCTGGCTCAGTGTCTGTTTCACCAATACCGCAACCATCATTTCCATGCAAATCAGTTTATAAAATTGCTAATTTATTATCTTCAGTAACTAAATATTCATTAATATCTTCTTCTTTATGGAATGAAATTGTCCAAGACTTATATTTAGCTTACAGTGTTTTCAAATATATCAATTACTTAGCACAATTTCCGTATTTAGGATATATATATTCTGCAATTTTAGACTTTTATAATTTTTATGAAAACTTTCAACCATATCCATTTACTCCTCTTTTGAAAGCACAAAAAGGAATTCCACTCACCGCAGATGAATTTAATAAACTTATTGATGCAATTGTAGAATTAGCGAATGAATCCAATATTAAATTAAAATCACAACTAAATCACGTTCAACGTGATCAAGTTGTTAGATCTTCACAATTTTCAAATATAATTTATGCGGTAAATCAGTTACTAACTTTCAATTATAATACTTATTTTCTTCTTAGTTGTAAAGGTTATGAATTTAGTAATTTATTAAGTAAGCAAAATACATTTCTGAATGTGTTAATTGAAAATTTAAAATATAGCATTACTATTCCCTCAAATACCTATATTAAAAACTTCCTAATATATCAAACTTCAGAACTTATTATTAGTTACGGTTCAATTGCAAACTTAGTAATTAAAATAAATTTTGGAGGAATATTGTTATATAATTATTCATATATAAATTCAGTAAATATAGAAACTGATAATGGAGGAATGCGTTTCACTGATTATACCTCAGCAAATACAATTAATATAGGAACTGAAAATGGAGGTATTTTTTTATATAATAATGCATATATAAATACTCTATATGTAAAAGATAATGTTGCTGGAATATATTTATATGATAATGCAGTAATAGAAAATTTAATTTGTAAACAGAATTCTGGAGGAGTATATATTTCTGGAAATGCAAAAATTATAAATAATCAATGTGCTTAATTCCAAATTTATAATTTAAAATTGTTTCCACAACTTTCAAGTTTATAATTTTGAGTTTGCACATATTCGGTCTTAATCCTAAAGTAAAAAGTTCTAAATTTGACCTCATAATGTGTCTAATTATAATTTACAAAATACAAATTCTCTATTATCATCAGTTATAAAAGTCAAAATTGTTCCGTAAAGTTTTTTCAATAGTTCAAAACGATTTTCTGTCCAATCATGAATAGCTATACAATATTGTTTATATTTCTGTAATTCTTCAATTTTTAAATTCTTCTCACATCCTTCACAATCCATAACTAAAACGTCAGTATTTGGATATTCTTTACCAGACCATCCTCCATGAATTTCAACTTTATCACAAATATTAAATTCTTTACAAACTTTTTCTTTAAATCTCCTGTTTAACTCATCACTTTTTTCAAAACCAACAATTTTCTTTGCATCTTTTAACAAAAAGTATAAAGCTGAACTTCCACAATCATTTCCAATTATTGTAATTGTTCTATCTTTTACGTCTAATTTTCCATAAGCTAAATCAAATTCATGCCAATAACAACATTGCAATTTACAAAAATAATCTTTATAATCCATAGGATCACCTAACTACAAAATTAGGGACTAATAACTTCAAATAATGCGTAAACTTTACATTTTCCAGTTGCCCATGCGTAAATATTACTAGGATTATTCACATGAATTTCTATTGAATCATTTTGAAGAATTGGGAAATTATTGTATAAATTATTTCCAATGTAAACTATGTAGTTACTCAAGTTTTGTAATATTATTCTTACAGTTTCAATAGAGGGGCCAGTGTACAAAGGTGAAGGAGTTGTAGAAACATCTAATTGTAGTCCTTGAATTGTTGGCGGACTTAAGTACAAACCAAGTTTATTAATTGTATTAGCTAATCCGACTGTAGCTAAATATACATAGTCAAGTACATATTCTATAGAATTTGCAACAAAATATATTGCACTTTGTAACGAAAGACCTAATCTTTTAGAAATTGAGTCAACTAATTGATAAAATGAATCATAAAAGCTATTCAAATTTTGTGTAAGTGTATTACTAATTTGATTAGGTAATTTGATAATTGAGTAATATAATTGTTCATTAGAGTATAAAATTAAATTTATTTGTTGTTGAGCAGTTGAAATAAATCCAGCAATATAAATTGGATCTAACTCTGTTAACACTGGCTGTCCAGCTATATAAATTTCATCATAGAAAAATCCAGAACTTGCATTTATTGAACCTGGAATTGTTAAATTTCCATTTTTCAATATTGATGTTACCGCATTTCCACCAGTTTCATAAAGCTGAATTAAAAGCAAAGATGCAGTGTTCCACATTCCGGAAGTCAATCTCTGGAACGGTGAAACTAATAAACTTGAGATTGAAGCATATGTAATGCTCATATGTTTATATACTTAAATTGTAGTAAAAATAAACTCATAGCTTATATATCATATTATGTATATTGCTTGATCTAATTGATCTTATAACGAATTGACAATATTTTAATCTGTCATATCAGTGAAATTTAATTATGAAAATCTTTACTTTTGCAGGATATACAAAACATTTAGAAGAATTAGATTTTGACTATGTTGTAGTAGATAAAACTTTTAATGATTTAACTCCCCAGTTAATCGATAAATATTCAGATAAAATTATCTGGAATGAAACAAATAGTGAAATTAGATGGGTCAGAATTGCGAAACAATTATTGAAAATTCTAGAAGTAACAAAAGATCAAGATGATGATATATTTGCAATTATAGATAGTGATTTAATAGTTCCAAAATTACGCGATATAGATCCACAAAATAGAATTTTGACTTTATGTTATTGGCTTTATTATTCATGGGCTAACGAAATAAGACCATTTTGTTCAGGAACAAATTACATTTTTAATAAAAAACATATTGCAATTTTTGAAATTATATTAAATGTCTATCTTGATAAACAATATTATGAATATTTTCCAATAG